CTCCTTCCGGAATTTTATCATTAAACTATATTAATAATTCATCAAATTCGGTAGATATTAGATCAAAGATTGTTGGGTTTGGAACAACATCTGTAGGAACTGGTGCATATAGATTTATATCTCCAGGTCAAATACCAGGAAATGAGAGAAGTGTGGTATATCAATCAACTTATTCATCCACAGTTTCTTCCGCATCAACTGTCATATCATTGAATAAATCCAATTTCAATGCGGTTAAATCTTTAGTAGAAGTCAGTGTTGGATCGACAAGTGCTCTTCATCAAATTATGCTGGTGCAGGATGAAACCAACATTTATGTCCAACAGTCACCTTTTCTATCTGTAGGAAGCACAAATGGAATTGGAACTTTTGGTGGAGAATATTCCGGTAGTAATTTTATACTAAAATTCTATCCAGAACCAACAGTAACTTCAAAGATTAATATTTTAGCATTTAATCAATGTTTATATACAACTTTAGATACTCAAAATATTGCTCCAACTTTAAGTTACGGAACCGTAGAAGAATCGATTGATATTAAATTATATAATGCAATTAATGGAAGTAGAATTAATAAAACTGATTTTAATCTAAACTCCAATGGAATTGAAATTTTTAGAAAAAGATTTAATCCAATAAATCCATTAACTCCAGACCCATCAACGGGAATATTCACTATACAAAATCATTTCTTTAGTAATCTAGAAAAACTTATCTATACGCCAAAATCAACATTTATTGGAGTTGGTGCCAGTGCAATGCAAATTGGTGCTGGTACATCATTACCTTCTGAAGTGTATGTTATTAAACTATCAGATAATACATTTAAATTGGCAACAAGCAAGTCTAATGCTATTTCTGGTATTGGAGTTACATTTACTCCAAATATTACTTTTGTTGGAGTTGCAACAGCATCTGGTAATATTGGAATTACCACCACATTTATTAGTGGTATTACAACATCGGGTATTGCAGTCGGACAAACTCTAAACACAATACCTGGTGTCACTGGGGCAGGAACAACTGTAACTTCAATAGGAATAGGAACAGTATTCATTAATCCAGCATCTTTAAATGCTGCAGCACTTTCTGGACAATCAGTTTCTTTTGGAAGCAATACATCAACATACGGTTCTGGTAATGCACATCAACTTGAAATGGATAAAAAACTTGAAAAGGCATTGATTACTATTGACAATGTAGTTCAATATCCATTACTATTTACTCCAATATCATACACTTTGCTTGGTAACGGTGGGCAAATAAGTGCAGGATCTTCAATATTTGCATTGAGTGGAATATCTACAATTATACCAAAAGATATTCTAAAAATTGATGATGAATATATGGGAATAATTAATGTTGGATTGGGGACCACTAATATTGGACCAATTACAAATAGTGGAAGTATTAATTTAGTTGAAGTAACCAGAGGATTTGTTGGGTCATCGGCAACAACTCATACAGATTCCACTTCAGTGAAAATTTATAAAGGATCTTATAATATTGTTGATAGTAATATTTTCTTTACCGAATCTCCGAGAGGAAATCCACAAATAATTAGAGACTCTAGTAATTTGACTTTCGAAACTTCCGATTTTACGGGAAGAGTTTTCTTGAGAAATGATTATACATCAAATCAATTATATGATGACATTTCAAGTCAATTTACAGGCATTGGTAGAACTTTTACATTAACTGTCGGTGGTGCAAATACTGTAGGACTAGGAACCACCGGAGGAAATGGAATTTTGTTTATAAATGGTGTTTTTCAAACTCCAACAACTCTCAATAATCCAGAAAATAATTTTAGTATTATTGAAAATACTGTTTCGGGAATATCGAGCGTAGTATTTTCCGGAATTACATCTGCAGGTACTGGAACAATTATTACTTCCGAGTTTGATGTAAATCAAAATCAAACCCCTAGGGGAGGAATAATCATTTCGTTGGGTTCTTCTACTGGTCTTGGTTATGCACCTCTTGTGGGGGCAGCAGTAACTGCCGTAGTTGGTGCTGGCGGTAGTATAGTATCGGTTGGACTGGGAACTACTGATAATCTTGGTTCTGGATATAATGGTATTGTTGCGATAGGAGTTTCAGTATATCAAAGTGGTCATATTGGAGATACTGCAATCATAACTGCATCAGTTGGAGCGGGAGGGACACTTTCCTTTACTGTTGGGTCTGGCGGAACTGGATACACAAATCCTAAAGTATTTGTATCTGAACCATCTTATGAAAATCTTACTGTGACCGGCGTATCTAGATTGGGAGTTGGGGCAACAACAGATACTGGAATAGGTCTTTTGCTTAATGTTGAAGTTGGTGCAAGTTCTACGACTGGAATAGGATCAACATACTTCGAAGTTTCTAGATTTAGTATTTCAAGACAGGGTTACTCATTCCAAAGAGGGGATGTATTCAAACCAGTTGGATTAGTTACTGCTAAAGATTTGATATCTCCATTATCAGAGTTCCAATTGACCGTGGTTGATACATTTTCGGATTCTTTTGCTGCCTGGCAGTTTGGAGAGTTTGATTATATAGATTCAGTAAAAAATTATCAAGATGGAATCAGAACCAGATTCCCACTATTTTATAATAATGAGTTATTAAGTTTTGAATTACTAGAGGATTCTCAGGTAAATCTTTCAAATGCACTTCTAATTGTTATAAATGGAGTAATTCAAGATCCTGGAGTTGCCTATCAATTTGATGGAGGAACTAGTTTCGTATTTACAACTGCCCCAAGACCAGAGGATAATGTTGCAATTTTCTTCTATAAGGGAACTGATGGTGATGATGTTGTTGTAATTGATACAATCAATGAAACTCTAAAAAGAGGTGATACCGTACAGGTTCTTAAGAATAATTCAATTCCCGGAACAATTACACAAGATAAGAGAACAATATTTGATTTATCATTCTCCGATAAGTTTGAAACTAATTTATATTCGAACCAAGGTGTTGACTCTGAAAATAATAAACCATTAAGTTGGATTAAACAAAAAGTTGATAGAAAAATTAACGGAGAAGATGTTTATAAAACTAGAGATTCTATTGAGTCTTTAGTTTATCCAACCGCTAAAATTATTAAAGATTTTTCAACCACAGACAATCAAATATTTGTAGATAATGCAGAATTCTTTAAATATGATAATCCAGAACCTTTTGGTGCTTTAATTGTCAATGGAATTTCAACTACTGCTAATGGGGCAGTTGAATTAATTTCGAATATTAATATTAATCAAGTAAACGGATTCTCTGGAATTATTACTGGAATTACAACTACGACAGGTAGTGGTGGAAATCCATTAGCACTTACATTTTATTTAAAAGGACCAGTTGGATTTAGTGGATTACAAGTTGGATATCCAATCTATATCTTTGATACAAGAGTTGGAAATGGAGTAACTTCTATTGATACTTCAAATTCTTCGATAGTTGGAATTGGGACAACATTTTTAGATAACATTTACTATATTCATCAGTTCTCGTCTAGTGCTACAGTTGGAATTATTACTTGTAATATATTATCAACTACATCCACGACTGGACTCTCTTCTTCTGGAAATGTATCAAATCCTGTTGGTAAATATTCTTGGGGCAGAATGTCTGGACTTACTAGATCAGGTTCTCCAATTTCAATAGGAATAACCGGAAATACTGTAGATGTTGGATTATCAACTTTTGCGACGATCCAAAGAAGAGGAGTTGGTATTAGACAAACGGGAGCACTTCCAAAACTTTTATAAATACTTAAAAAAAATATTAATATGGCGGCAATAGTAACTGATCAATTTAGAATATTAAATGCAAGCAATTTTATAGATTCTGTAACTGGCGGCAACGATTCTTACTATGTTTTCTTGGGTTTAGATAATCCGGCACAAATTGGATTCGGAAGAACTACTAATTGGAATACTAATATCCCAAGTCCAACAGATAATTTAGAATATTTAAGTCATTACAGAGACACATCTTTATTTGGTAAAAAAATTACATCTAGTAATATTAGGAGACTTATAAGAAAAGTTACTTGGACTTCTAATACATCTTATGAGATGTATAGGCACGATTATAGCATTCAAAACCCAACACCAAATTCAAATTCAAGTAGATTGTATGATTCAAATTATTATGTAATTAATAGTGATTTTAGAGTTTATATTTGTATAGATAATGGTTCTTCTGGAACTAATTTGAAGGGTGGTAAATCACAAGATGAACCCACATTTACAGATTTAGAACCTTCGGCAGCAGGAACAAGTGGGGATGGATATATTTGGAAATACCTATTTTCAGTTTCCCCCAGTGATATTATAAAGTTTGATTCAACAGAATATGTTGTAGTTCCTAACGATTGGGCAACTTCAACAGATTCTCAAATTATAAGTGTAAGAGAAAATGGAAATTCTGGACCAACAAATCCAAATCAAATTAAAAAAGTATATATTGAAAATGGGGGGACTGATATTTATAAATCCGGTCCTGTTGATATTATAGGTGATGGATTTGGAGGTAGAGTATATATCACTGCAGTTAGTGGAAAAATTACCGAAACTCAAGTGGTTGCGGGTGGTTATGGGTACACTTGGGGAATCGTTGACTTGGGACCTCTTCGTGAGTCAAATATACCATCTGGATCCGCCGCTAAACTAATACCAATCATTCCACCGTCAAAAGGACACGGTTATGACATTTACACAGAATTAGGAACAGATAAAGTATTGGTATATGCCAGATTTGATGACTCAACAAAAGATTTTCCAACAGATACCAAATTTTCTCAAGTTGGAATTATAAAGAATCCAACTACTTTTTCTTCAGATACTGTTATTTTTACAGAAAATCAATATTCATCTTTAGGAGCAATTAAATTAGATCCTGAGTTTGATGACAATCCTGGTATCGGAGAAGAAATTACCCAAACTGTGACTAATGGAACTGCAAGAGGTTATATTGCATCATATGATAGTGAAACTAAAGTCTTAAAATATTTTCAAGATAGATCTTTATATTTTGGAAATAGTTTAGATCAAACTGATCGTACAGATCACTCTAGAGTTTATAATTTCGAATCTACTGGAGGATCAATTATTTCAACTGGAGCATTTCCATTTACAGTATCTATTGCTAGTACTTTCGGGACTCCCACCCCAACAAATAAAGTTACAGTTGGAGGTAAAGTTATAGATTTGGGAGTAACTTTCACTGCAGGTCTTGCAAATCCAGAGATAAATAAAAAGACAGGAGATATAATTTATATCGATAATAGACCCCTGGTAACAAGAGACATCAGACAAAAAGAAGACATTAAAATTATCCTGGAATTCTAACCGAAAATGGCACAAAAAACAGATTTAAACATCAGTCCATATTATGATGACTTTGATTCTGAAAAGAATTTTTATAAAGTCTTGTTTAAACCAGGATATCCAGTACAGGCAAGAGAATTAACAACTCTTCAATCTATCTTACAGGATCAGGTAAAATCTTTCGGAAGTCATATATTTAAAGAAGGATCAGTAGTTATTCCTGGAAATATTGCCTATGATGGAAATTTTAATTCTGTAAAACTCAATCCAACTAATTTTGGAGTTGATATTTCTCTTTATATTAATAATTTTATCGGTAAAAAAATAGTAGGGCAAATATCAGGAACAACGGCAATAATTCAATTTGTTTCTCTCCCCGATGGTGGAAATGTAGAAGATTTAACAATATATGTAAAATATTTGGATTCTGATAATAATTTTCAGTTTAATCCATTTGAAGATGGAGAATCATTAATTGCAGAAGAAAATATAACTTATGGCAATACTACCATTAATGCAGGAACTCCATTTGCATCACTAATATCGTTAAATGCAACATCTGTAGGTTCTTCTGCATCTATTGGTGATGGAGTTTATTTCATTAGAGGTTATTTTGTTAATGTATCTAAACAAACTATAATTTTAGATAATTATACAAATACGCCTTCATATAGAGTTGGACTAAAAATTGACGAATTAATTCTCAGTGCTGGAGATGACAGTTCATTGTATGACCCATCTAAGGGATTTACAAACTATGCAGCACCCGGAGCAGATAGATTTAAGATTGATTTAACTCTAACGAAGAAATTAATATCAGACCTCAACGATACTGATTTTGTTGAACTTTTGAGAGTTGAAAATGGAAAAATTAAAATTATTGAACAAAAAAGTCAATATAATATAATCAAAGATTATATGGCAGAAAGAACTTATGATGAATCTGGCGATTATACAGTCGAACCATTTAATGTATCTGTAAATAATTCTTTAAATGATAGGTTGGGTAATAATGGTTTATTTTTCAATACTGAAACCACAGAACAAAAAAACACACCATCAGAAGACTTGATGTGTTTGAAAATATCTCCAGGAAAGGCTTATGTTCGGGGATATGATATAGAAAAAATTTCAACAACAATTATTGATGTTGATAAACCAAGAGATACGGCAAGAGTAGATAATATAAGTGTTCCCTTTGAAATGGGAAATATTATAAAAGTTAATACAGTATCTGGAACTCCAAAACAAAAACTTACAATAGATTTATTGGATCAATTT